TTGATATGGCCTCTGATTCTTGGTTATCAAAAAATATAAGACCATTAGTTTTAATATTCTTATGTGTATCAACAGTATTGTTAATATTTATCGATGCTGGTGTTATATCATTTGAAGTTAAGGCTTCATGGGTAGACTTATTACAATTAGTATTAATAACGGTGATTGGTGCTTACTTCGGTGGTAGATCACTAGAAAAAGTAAAAAAATAAAATATGGCAACAAGTAAATTTTTCACGGTAGATGTTAAACCTACAATTCCAGCATCTATACAAGAGCTCGGCGCTTTTAGTGCTGGTGACGTTCTTTTTGATTGGACAGCAGTTCAAATACCAAAAGGGTCAGCGTTATTAAGAAGCGTAACTGCTTTAGTAAGACCAAAAGGAGACGCAACGCCGACTGCTAACAGATTTGGTTTTGAGTTGTTATTTAGCTCAACAGACACTGTTTCTTTAGGTACGCTTCATGCTGCTACTGCGCACACACCTAGTAATGACTTTTTAGGTAGAATAGAGTTTGAAACCTCTAATTACGCTCATGGTTCTTTACAGTCAACAGCTGTAGCAACAAGTGGTAAGGGTTCTAATAGTGGTATGGATTTGGGCCCTTTAGTATTAACGCCTAAAATGACTGATCCAGTTAACTACACTTATCAAACACCAGGTTTCGATACTGTATACGTAGGCGCTATAGCTACAGATGCTTTTGATTTTAAATCAATAACAGCTATTGCTGAAAACACAGCCGCAGGTGACGCTGCGTCGCAAGCTATAACTACAGACGGTACTAGCATGGATAATACAGAGCACTTCATCGCTGGCGATGTACTCCATATAGGAACTTCAGTAGGAGAACCGCTTGCAGACAGTCTTATAGGTACTGTTGATTCCGTAGCTGCTAGAACAATAACCTTAACTGACACGTCAGCTACTGCTCTTGTAGATGGTGATATACTTTATAATATACACCCTATAAGATTAATATTATCTTTTGAAAGATAAAAAATAAATTAAATTAAATTAAATAAAATGGCAAAAACAAAAAAGGCTACTAAGCCTTCAAAAATTAGTAACGAAGAATTAAATTCTTTACAAGACTTAATAAACAATATAAACAGACATCATTTGCAAATAGGTCAGTTAGAGTCTCAAAAACACTCTACGCTACACAACTTAGCTGGTTTAAATGATGAGTTGATTTTAATGAGAGAAAAATTTAAAACAACTTATAACACAGATGATATTAATATTACCGACGGAACAATTAACTACAATGAAACTAATTAGAAAAATTACCGTAGGTAAAGACTACAAGGAAAACGCTATGCACTACGCTGTAGGCCAAGATGTTTATGGTGGGCATACTATATGTGATATAATAGAAGAAAAAGATAAATATTCTATTTACATTAGAAAAAATAAAGACGTGTTACCTTGGAAGGATTTTAATAAAAATATGGCTATATCTGTAGAATATAATTTAGAGTATTAATGAGAGCGCCTTTTGATTTTGTAATACAACCAAAAGGTAATAGATATAACAATACTAAAAAAGTTGAAGATAAAGATCTTATATTAAATACAGAAATTTATAATCACGAGTTTGTAAATAGAGAAGCTATTGTTAAGTCTGTTCCGACGGCTATTAAAACGGATATAAAACCTGGCGATACAGTTATAGTTCATCATAATGTTTTTAGAAGATGGCACGATGTTAAAGGTAGAGAAAAAAATAGTAGAAGTTTTTTTAATGAAAATACTTATCTAGTTAAAGAAGATCAAATATTTTTGTATAAGAAAAATGAAAAATGGAAGCCGCTAAAAGGATATTGTTTTATACAACCTATAAAAGATAGAGTTTTTTTAGGCGTTGATAAAGAAGAGTCTTGTATAGGTATAGTAGAATATACTGATGGAGAGTTTGATAAAGGAGAATTAGTTGGTTTCACACCTTTTTCACAATACGAGTTTATAATAAACGGTAAGCGTTTATATAGAGTTATGAATAAATTTATTACAATTAAATATGAATATCAAGGAAACGAAGAAGCTTATAATCCAAGCTGGGCATAAGGCAGTTGAAGAATTGATTAACGTTGCTAAAGAAAAGATTATTACAAACACAGACGACGACGTTAGTGCTGATAGATTAAAAAATGCCGCGGCTACTAAAAAACTAGCGATATTTGACGCATTTGAAATACTTAACAGAATCCAAGAAGAAGAAAACCTGCTTGAGGGCAAAACACTTAAAAAGACAGAGAAAAAAGTCTTTAAAGGATTCGCAGAAGGTAGATCTAAGTAATGTACAAACAAAGTTTAGTTAAGGTCGTAGAACCTATAAAGAAAACAACAATAACACGTTTAAACCGTGGTAAAAAATGGAAATATGGATATAATAAAGAACATGATATTATCGTTTTATCAAAAACTGGTAAAATTGGCGAAATACTTGAAATACAAAATTTGTGCATTGCTTTACCACCTGTGCCCGTGCAAGTACATGGACTGCAAGAAGATAAGTGGAAAAAAATAGAATATCCTAAAGAATTACAAAGAATAAAAAGTATATTCGACTGGAGAAACTATCCGGAAGAAAACAAAGACCAGTGGTACGATTATATAGACGAAGAGTTTAAACGTAGAGAAGAAGGGTTTTGGTTTATGAACAACGGTAAACCAACCTGGATAACTGGTACACATTATATGTATTTACAATGGAGTAAAATAGATGTAGGTGCCCCAGACTTTAGAGAGGCTAATAGGTTGTTTTATATATTTTGGGAGGCTTGTAAAGCGGATAAAAGATGCTATGGCATGTGTTATCTTAAAAACAGACGTAGTGGTTTTTCTTTTATGTCAAGCGCAGAAACAGTTAATTTAGCAACAATATCAAGTGATAGTAGATATGGTATATTATCTAAAAGTGGTAACGATGCTAAGAAAATGTTTACAGATAAAGTAGTTCCAATATCTATTAACTATCCTTTCTTTTTTAAACCGATACAAGACGGTATGGATAGACCTAAGTCTGAATTAGCGTATAGAGTGCCAGCTAGTAAGTTTACAAGAAAGAAAATTACAGACAACGAACAACTTGAGGAAATAAAGGGATTAGACACTACTATTGACTGGAAAAATACAGGTGACAATAGTTATGACGGTGAAAAGTTAAATTTACTAGTACATGATGAAAGTGGTAAATGGGAAAGACCTGATAATATATTAAACAACTGGCGAGTTACAAAAACCTGTTTGAGATTAGGTAGTAAAATTGTTGGTAAGTGTATGATGGGATCAACTTCAAACGCTTTAGATAAAGGAGGAGATAACTTTAAAAAACTATATAATGATTCAGATGTTAGAGAACGAAATCGTAATGGACAAACAAAATCTGGTTTATATTCTCTTTTTATCCCAATGGAATGGAACTATGAAGGATTTATTGATGAATACGGATATCCAGTATTCGATAGTCCAGATAATGATGTATTCGGACCAGATGGTGAATTAATTGATATAGGAATTATAGAGCATTGGGAAAACGAAGCTGATGGATTAAAAAACGACCAAGATGGTTTAAACGAGTTTTATAGACAATTTCCTAGAACAGAAGAACACGCGTTTAGAGACGAAACTAGAAACAGTATATTTAATCTAGTGAGAATATATGATCAAATAGATTACAACGATGGAAGAGGAGTTAGTATAAACACAGGTAATTTTCAATGGGTTAACGGTATTAAAGACACACAGGTTATATTTTATCCAGACCCAAAAGGTAGATTTAAAGTTAGTTGGGTTCCACCAAATCATTTACAAAACAAAATAATACTTAAAAATGGTATTAAATACCCAGCAAATGAACACATGGGCGCTTTTGGTTGTGATAGTTATGATATATCAGGTACAGTAGACAGAAGAGGGTCTAATGGTGCTTTACACGGTTTAACCAAGTTTAGCATGGAAGATGCTCCACCAAATCATTTTTTCCTAGAGTATATAGCTAGACCACAAACTGCTGAAATATTTTTTGAAGATGTTTTAATGGCTTGTGTTTTTTACGGAATGCCTATACTAGCGGAAAATAACAAACCTAGATTATTGTATCATTTTAGAAGAAGAGGATATAGAGGCTATAGCATGAACAGACCTGACAAAATATGGAACAAGCTTTCTGTAACTGAAAAAGAAATAGGTGGAATACCTAACTCAAGTGAAGATATAAAACAAGCTCATGCGGCAGCTATAGAAATGTACATACAACAATACGTTGGAGATTTAGGTAACCAAAGCTGGGGAACAATGTATTTTAATAGAACACTTAATGATTGGGCTAAATTTGATATAACAAAAAGAACAAAGTTTGACGCATCAATAAGTTCCGGTTTAGCTATAATGGCGTGTAATAGAAATTTATACGCTCCTAATGCTAAAATAGAAAGACCATCTATAAGTTTAAATGTAGGACGTTATCAAAACAAAGGTAACATATCAAGATTAATTAAAGAATAATATGAGAAGAAACACAAACTTCCCAAGTCAAATAGTTAGTGATAAAGAAAAACTAAGCAGAAAATATGGTTTGAAAGTAGCTCAAGCTATAGAGAATGAGTGGTTTAATGATTCTGGATATAGTAATAATAGATATTTAACAGATACAAATAACTTTCACAAACTACGTTTATACGCTAGAGGAGAACAATCAATACAGAAATATAAAGATGAGTTATCTATAAACGGTGACTTAAGCTACTTAAACCTAGACTGGAAACCTGTACCTATTATACCTAAGTTTGTAGATATAGTTGTCAACGGTATGACTGAAAGGTTGTTTAAAGTAAATGCTTACTCTCAAGATCCTTTTGGAGTTGAAAAAAGAACTAAGTATATGGAGTCTATACAAAAAGATATGGACACAGCTGAGTTTAATGACATGGCACAAAACTTAATGGAAATAGATCTTTATGAAAACAACAAAGAAGATTTACCAGAAAATGAAGATGAGTTAGCTTTACACATGCAGTTAAACTACAAACAAGCTGTTGAAATAGCTCAAGAACAAGCTATAGATGTTTTACTTAGAGGTAATAGATATGATTTAGTAAAGAAAAGACTTTATTATGATTTAACAGTTTTAGGTATAGCTGCTACAAAAACTTCTTTTAATAAATCAGAAGGCGTAACAATAGATTATGTTGACCCAGCTAATTTAATATATTCTTACACAGACTCTCCTTATTTTGAAGACATATATTACGTAGGCGAGGTAAAAGAAATACCTATAAACGAATTAATCAAACAATTTCCTAATTTAACAGAAGAAGATTTAGAAGACATTGATAAAAATAATTACAAAGGAAGAACTAGAGCCGGAAGACAAAAGCCTTACGATCAAGACAAAAACAAAGTAACTGTTCTTTATTTTAATTATAAAACTTTTATGAATGAGGTTTATAAAGTAAAAGAAACAAAAACAGGTGGGTCTAAAGCTATAGAAAAAGACGATACATTTAGTCCACCTGAAAACAAAGAAGGAGACTTTGGTAGATTAGACAGAAAAATAGAAGTTTTATACGAAGGGGCGATGTTGTTAGGGACTGATAAACTTTTAAAATGGGAAAAAGCAAAAAATATGATGCGTTCAAAAAGTGACTTTACAAAAGTTAAAATGAACTATTCTATTGTAGCTCCTAGAATGTACAATGGTAAAATAGAGTCACTAGTAAGCAGAATAACTGGTTTTGCTGATATGATACAGCTTACTCATTTAAAACTGCAACAGGTGATGTCTAGAATGGTTCCTGATGGAATATACTTAGATGCTGATGGTTTGGCTGAGGTTGATTTAGGAAACGGAACTAATTATAATCCACAAGAAGCTTTAAACATGTTTTTCCAAACAGGTAGTATTATTGGTAGATCATACACTGCTGACGGAGACCCTAATGCTGGTAAAATACCTATTCAAGAAATACCTAGTGGTGGTGGAGCTAAAATGCAGAGTTTAATTGGTACTTATAATTACTACTTACAAATGATTAGAGATACTACCGGTTTAAACGAGGCTAGAGATGGTAGTACTCCTGACGAAAGATCTTTAGTTGGTGTTCAAAAAATGGCTGCTGCAAATTCAAACACAGCTACAAGACATATATTAAATGCCGGCTTGTTTTTATCGGCAGAAGTTTGTGAAGCATTATCTTTGAGAATATCTGATATTATAGAATACTCTCCAACAAAAGATGCTTTTATACAAGCTATAGGAGCTCATAACGTAGCTACTTTAGAAGAATTATCTGAACTACACCTATATGACTTTGGTATATTTTTAGATTTAGAACCAGACGAAGAACAAAAACAATTATTAGAAAACAATATACAGGTTGCATTGTCACAACAAACTATAGATTTAGAAGATGCTATAGATTTAAGAGAAATTAAAAACATAAGTCTAGCTAATCAACTTTTAAAACTTAGAAGAAAAAAGAAACAACAAAAAGAGCAGCAAGCAGCTCAAGAAAACATGAAAGCTCAAGCTGACGCTAATGCACAACAACAACAAGCGGCTGCAGCAGCTGAAGCTCAAAAACAACAAGCTATAGTTCAAAGCCAAATACAAATGGAGCAAGCTAAAGCTAAAATGAAACAACAAACTTTACAAGTTGAGGCTGAGGTTAAAAAACAACTTATGGACCATGAGTTTGAAATAAACATGAAACTTAAAAGAATGGACCTTGACGCTGGTAAAGAAAAAGAAGTAGCAAGAGAAAACAGACAAGACCGTAGACAACAAATGAGTGGTCAACAGCAAAAAGAACTAATGGTTGAAAGAGAGCAAATGAAAGAAAAACCATTTGAATCTGCTGGTAACGATGTTATCGGTGGTGGAATGAGACTAGGTGCATTTGAACCTAAATAAACAAATTATTAATTATTATTATATTATATTATGGCAGAAAACAAAAAAGAGGAGCCTATTGAAAAGGCTCCAGAACAACCAACAGTAGATGAAACTGTTGAAAAGTTAAAGGTTAAAAAACCTAAAAAGAAAAAGTTTGAAGAAACACCAGAGGTAGTAAAAGTAGATCTTAACGATTTAAAACAAAAAGCCGAAGAAATAGTTAAGGTTGATTTAAAACAACCTGTTGAGGAAATTAAAGTTCCTGAAGAAACTAAACCAACGGAAGAAGCAAAACCAGTAGAAGACACTCCAGTTATAGAAGAAGTTACTGATACTGTAGAAGAAGTAGCTGAAATAGTAGAAGAAAAAATTATTGAATCTATAGAGACTAACACGGAGTTACCTGAAAACGTTCAAAAGCTAATGAGCTTTATGGAGGAAACAGGTGGAGATTTAAACGACTATGTAAAGTTAAATAAAGATTATTCTGAAATGGATAATCATACTTTGCTAAAAGAATATTACAATACAACTAAACCTCATTTAAAATCTGAAGAGATTGACTTTATTATGGAAGACAAGTTTTCTTATGATGAAGAAGCAGATGAGGAAAAAGAAATAAAAAGAAAAAAATTAGCTTTGAAAGAGCAAGTTGCCGAAGCAAAGCAACACTTGGAAAGTGTAAAATCCAAATACTATGAAGATATTAAAATGGGGTCGAAGTTAACTAAAGAACAACAAGACGCTATTAATTTCTTCAACAGATACAACAAGGAATCAGAAGAAAGTCGAAAAGCACAGCAGCAAGCTAAAAAAACGTTCTTAAATAAAACTGAAAATGTTTTCAACGATAATTTCAAAGGTTTTGAATATGAAGTCGGTGAAAAAAGATATAGGTTTAATGTAAAGAACGCTGACAGTGTGAAAGAAACTCAAAGCGATATTAATAATTTTGTCAAGAAGTTCTTGAATAAAAATAATGAAATAGAAGATGCTAGAGGTTATCACAAAGCTTTATATACTGCTATGAATTCTGATGCTATCGCAAATCACTTTTATGAACAAGGTAGAGCTGATGCTTTAAAAGAAAGCGTAGCTAAATCTAAAAACATTGATATGGACCCTCGACAGTCACACGGAGAGGTTATTGATAACAGTGGTTTAAAGTTCAAGGTGCTTGGTGAAAGTTCTAATGATTTCAAATTTAAAATTAAAAGAAAAAAATAACAATTTAAAAATTAAAAATTATGGCAATTACTGCAGGACCGTTGTTGAATAAGGTGCCTTCACCTCAACAACAAACACTTGCTACTAACTATATTGACTTCGCAGGAGGTTCAACAGGATGGGAGCAACAATATTTACCAGACCTAATGGAGAAAGAAGCTGAAGTTTTCGGACCGAGAACTATATCAGGTTTCTTATCACAAGTTGGGGCTGAAGAGTCTATGACATCTGACCAAGTTGTTTGGTCTGAGCAATCAAGACTACATTTATCATACGTTGGAACGGTAGACGCTGACGGTGATACAAATGGTACGTTTACAGTTACTCATGACATTGATGGCTCTGCTAACAATGAAAATGGTTTTTTAGTAGTTAATCACGGTATCAGAAATAACGATATAGTATTAATCGCACAAGCTGGTGTTGTAGTTAAAGCATTAGTTACAGTTGCAGCGTCTGGATCTGCGGCGGTTACAGTTGAACCTTATGCTACAGCTGCTTTATCAACTTTATCTGATGGTACAGCAACTTTATTAGTTGTGGGTTCTGAATACGGAAAAGGACAATCATACAGTGATTTAGCTGGTACAGCTGCTGCTGACAAAAGAACAGCATTAACACCAACTTTCAAGTCTTACAGCAACAAGCCAATCATCATGAAAGATTACTATGAGATCTCTGGATCTGATGCTTCTCAAATTGGTTGGGTTGAAGTTTCTGGTGAAGAAGGTCAAAATGGTTACTTATGGTACTTAAAAGCTGAAGGTGACACTAGAGCTAGATTTACTGATTACTTAGAAATGGCAATGCTAGAGTCTGAGAAAACAGAAGCCGCATCTATTATTGGTTTTGCTGATGGTCAAATTAGAGGATCTGCAGATGCTGGTGCTGGTGGCGCTGGTACTGAAGGTTTATTCGCTGCTATTGAGTCAAGAGGTAATATCACTTCAGGTGTAACTGGTGTTAACGCTGCTACTGACTTAGCTGAGTTTGACGCTATATTAGCAGAGTTTGACAAACAAGGTGCTATCGAAGAAAACATGATGTTTGTAAATAGAGCTACGTCTCTAGCTATTGATGACATGTTAGCTTCTATGAATTCTTACGGAGCTGGTGGTACTTCTTACGGAGTATTCGACAATGAAGAAGATATGGCACTTAACTTAGGTTTCTCTGGATTCAGAAGAGGTTCTTATGACTTCTATAAGTCTGACTTTAGATACTTAAATGACAAAGCTACAAGAGGTGGTATTAACGACAGAGCAGGTAGCGCAGCTATCAGAGGTGTCATTGTTCCAGCTGGTGTATCTACTGTTTATGACCAACAATTAGGTAAAAACCTTAAGAGACCATTTTTACATGTTAGATTTAGAGCTTCACAAACTGACAACAGAAAAATGAAAACTTGGGTTACTGGTTCTGTAGGAGCAACTACATCTGCTTTAGATGCAATGCAAATACACTACTTATCTGAAAGATGTCTAGTTACACAAGGTGCTAACAATTTCATGTTAATGAAGTAAGCATTATATTAAAAAGACCGGGGCTTCGGCCTCGGCCTTTTATTTTATTAATTTTATTATATATTATATTATGGCTAAAAAAACAAAAAACACAGAGGTAGAGGTACCTGTTGTTGAGGCAACAAAACCTAAAAAAGATAACTGGGAAATAAAAGACAGAATGTATTATTTAAAAGGTAACAAAAAACCTTTGTCTAGAAGCGTTAGGTCTGCTAATTTATTTTGGTTTGACGAAGAGGCAGGTTACGAAAGAGAAATAAAATACTGTGAAAACCAAAGAACTCCGTTTGTAGATGAAATGATTGGTGATCAAAGATTATCACATATAGTTTTTAGAAGTGGTAGCCTTTATGTTCCAAAAGAAAAAACAATTTTGCAGAAATTTTTATCTTTATACCACCCAGATAGAAATGTTATATTTTATGAAGACAAACCTGTAGCAAGAGCAGAAAATCATTTAGATTGGTTAGAGTTTGAAATAGCAGCTATGAACGCGGCAAACAACTTAGATATTGATATGATGGAAGCTATTATGCGTGTTGAGATTGGATCTGAGGTGTCTAAGATGAGTTCTAAGGAACTTAAAAGAGATTTATTACTATTTGCTAAGAAAAACCCAAAGTTATTCTTAGAATTAGTGACAGACGAAAATATAGGTTTAAGAAATATGGCAGTAAAAGCTTGTGAAGCACATATTGTAGAGTTATCACAAGATCAAAGAACCTTTAATTGGAAGTCAACAGGTAGAAAACTAATGACAGTTCCATTTGACGAAAATCCTTATTCAGCTTTAGCAGCTTGGTTTAAAACTGATGAAGGTGTTGAGATTTATTCTCAAATAGAAAAACGATTAAAATAATAATCACTTGTAGATGCAGTCGCTCTACGGGGCGATTGCAAATACAAAATAAAAATATATAATGGCAATAAGTATAGATACAGTATATCAAAGAGTTTTAGCAATAGCAAACAAAGAACAAAGAGGATATATAACACCACAAGAATTTAACCTAATGGCTAATCAAGCTCAGATGTCTATATTTGAATCTTATTTTTACGATAAAAACACAAGACAAAGATTAGAGCCTATAGTAAATCCAGAAACTGACGAAACAAATATATCTGAATTAATAGATAGAAAATTATCAGCATTTAAAGAAAGTTTACCAGTAACAAGTGGACATACGTTTCCTGCTACCACAACGGTTAGTGGTGTGGCTTATGAAAATTTTCAATACGGAAGAGTATTTTATAACGACCAAGTATGTAGAAAGGTTACTGTTAACGAAGCTGAAAGACTTAAAAAATCCACTAGACACATGATTGATACAGACCCTATATACGCTGATAATAGGGTGACAGGAAGAGATATAGTGGTATACGCTGGATCTACTTCAGAAAAAACGTCTGGAGTAACTGTTGAATGTTTTAGAGTTCCTATAAGAGTTGAATGGGGATATGTTGTTGTAAACGAAGAGGCTCTTTATAATAGCAACACAGCGGTAGACTTTGAATTACATAAATCAGAAGAAGATCGTTTAGTATTTAAAATATTAGAATTAGCTGGAATAATAATTAATAAGCCAGAGCTAACACAAGCAGCGTCCGCAAAAGAAGCTACAGAAATACAAACACAAAAACAATAAGAAATGGGATTAACATACGATAGTAGTGCAACATATTATGATAATACTAGTCCAGATTATGGTAATTATCAATTTATAAGTTTACAAGAAATTATTGATTCATTTAAAGCGGCGTATGTTGGAGAAGGTAAAATATGTGAAAAAGTACTAGATGCAGATGTAACTTTTTTCGCTATAAGAGGTATGCAAGAATTAAGCTATGATACGTTAAGGTCTGAAAAAGACGTTGAGGTTACAGTTCCAGCAACTTTAATGTTAGTAATGCCTCACGACTATGTTAATTATGTAAAGTTGTCATGGAGTGATAGTTCTGGTGTAGAACACATAGTATATCCAACGCAATTTACCTCTAACCCAAAACAAGAGGATAATACTATAGACACATACGGTGGATTTAACGCTAGCGCAACAACAGATAGTATTACTAACACATCTACCACTTGGGATAACTACGACTCTGTAGAACCATCTCCAGCTTCTCAAAGTGAATTTGATTATGATGATAATGTTTACGATTTAAATACTGGGCAAAGATTTGGTATAGACCCTAAACATGCTCAAGTAAATGGTAGTTTTTACATCGATCAATCTCTTGGAAGATTTCACTTTAGTTCTAATTTATCAGGAAAAACACTTATACTAAAATATATTAGCGACGGTATGGAAAACTTAAGTTTAGCTAATAGTAAAATACATAAATTTGCAGAAGAGGCAATATATAAATATATGGCTTATGGATTATTAAGCGCTAGAAATGACAGTAATCCTAACATGTTAGCATTGCTTAAAAAAGAAAGGTTTGCAGAGCAAAGAAAAGCAAAACTAAGATTATCAAACTTTAAGATAGAAGAGCTTGCTCAAATAATGAGAGGAAGGTCTAAATGGATAAAACACTAATTAAATGCCGGAAATAAAGAGAACCTTCTCTGCCAGCAAAATGAACAAGGATATTGACGAAAGACTTGTTCCGCCAGCTGAGTATAGAGATGCATTAAACATACAAATAAATACCTCTGAAGATTCTAACGTTGGTACTGTTCAGTCAGTACTTGGTAACACCGCTATAAGTAATCATGTTCCAGCTGGAAGCTTTTGTGTTGGATCGATTGCTAATAGTAAAACAGATAAAATATATTGGTTAGTTGCAGGAGCAGCATCTTATGGAACTAATATTACAACTTATAAAGATTACATACTAGAATATGATGTACAGCTTGATAAAGTTAAATATGTATTTGTAGATATATACAAAGTAATAATAAACACACCAGCAGCTAGTTCTGCTGCTAATGGATATATACTTGCCCCTCAAGTTGACAGTGTAACAACTTATAACAATACAGGTATAAGAATAGGTATGAGCATACAGTCTAGCTCAAGTTTTCAAAACAACCCTTTATTAGTACAAGATATACGTTTTGACGCTACGGCCAATAGATGGAATATATACCCTGATACTATTTTAAACGGAGGTACAAAACCAGATATAGCAACTAGTAGTTCTGAAGAAATAACTTTTTTCTCTGAAAGAGTTCTTAACTACGACGCTACTAGACTAATCACTGGATTAAACATAATAGACGGTATGTTATTTTGGACAGATAATTTTTCTGAGCCTAAAAAAATAAATATAGAAAGATGTATAAAAGGTACCGGTGGTAGTAATTATTTAAACGGTGTTTCATCAGCCGCTGTTACAGGTGGTTTTGCTAGTGCTGTAACGTTAAACACTCATGTAACTTTTGATGGTGATAATGATAATTGGCATACTAGATTAGTTTCTTCAGAAGACGGTTTTAATTTAAAAACTATGACAAGCAGATTAGGAAACAAAGCTGTTTGGATGGAAGAAGAAAATATAACGGTTATAAGAAAAGGACCTTTAACACCGCCTTACTTAAAAATGTCTTCTACTGAAATACAAAGGACTGATAGCGATGGGAACGCAAACAACACAAGCTCATTTATTAATTACGCTTTTTCAGACTTGGGTGTTTTGCTTTCTCCTGGTGATGGTCCTTTTTCTATAACGTTTAATAACGACGTTGATTTTAGAGTTGGTGACGTTATAATATTAACTACAGATACATCTTTGTCTTTAAACGCTTTTAACAGTAGTGATGCTGAGGTTAGAATAGTTATAGAAAGTGTACCTACTGGTCCACCTCCTTTTACAGGTCCTTATGGATATAAAGTTTTAGCTATAGAACCTGAGCTTAGTGAATCAGTAATGACTTTTTTAGCAAAATTAGAACAAACAAAACCTTTATTTGAATATAAGTTTCCTAGATTTGCTTATAGATACAAATACAAAGATGGTGAGTATAGTGTATTTTCACCTTTTTCAGAACCAGCTTTTATGCCTGGTGATTATGATTACGCTCCTAAAAAAGGGCACAACCTAGGTATGAAAAACCAACTAAGATCTTTAGTAATAACAGACTATGCGGTTGAACCTTCAGCTAAAGGACAAGACGTTGTAGAAATAGATATACTTGTAAAGCAAGAGGATTCTCCTAATATATATACGGTTAAAACTTTAAAACCAACCGACCCACATCCAGAGTGGCCAGACCTAGCTAATTACTCTTCTGCTAGAGGAGAGTTTAAAATAGAATCAGAATTAATACACGCCACTTTACCTTCAAATCAACTTCTTAGACCTTGGGACAATGTGCCAATAAAGGCCAAGGCTCAAGACATAACTGCTAATAGATTAATATATGGTAATTACGTACAGAATTACAATATAACAGATACACCTATTATTGATGTTAGTATTGAGTCTACGTTAGGTGATCTAGCTAGTGGTGTAGCTAACGCCGCTGTGTCTCCTAGTAAGTCCGTTAAGTCATTAAGAACATATCAAGTTGGTGTTGTTTATAGAGACAAATATGGTAGAGAAACTCCTGTGTTAGTAGGAGACTCTATTAAAAGTGTAGTTGAAGTAGAACCAAACCAAGCTAGTTCATTTAATAAAATAACAGCTAGGATGCAATCATCTGCTCCGCCTTGGGCTGAGTCATATAAGTTTTTTGTAAAAGAAACTTCTAGTGAATATTATACTTTAGCTATGGATCGTTGGTACAATGCTGAAGATGGTAATGTTTGGATTAGTTTTCCATCCGCTGAAAGAAATAAAATAAACATCCATAAAACAGACAGAGAAACTGATAACACAGTTTTGATACTCAAAAAACAACATACTACAAACACACCAGTAGACACGGGTGTAAAGTATAAAGTTATAGATATTGAAAACGAAGCGCCTGAGTATATAAAAAGAAATATCAAAAAACTAGGTAGATTAGCTAATACAGTTTCTAACCAAGTAATTCAACAAACAGCAGGAGGTTTTCCGTTTGAAGACGGTGATAGTTTTTTAGTTAGTGAACAAGAGTTTGTTGATGAGTTCATGTCAGTGTCTACGTTGCCAGACTTAGAGGGTGTTGACATGGGTATTAGAGAGGCTATGCATAGTGGCTTTTTGTTTGTAAAGTTTTTTAGTGGGGTAGTAGATAGTTCTTATTATAAAATATCTAATATATCTGCTGAAGGAGGTTTTATGAGAATAAATATAGTCGATAGGTTTGGATCAGATATAACTTTTTTAGCTCCTGACGGAACTGTATCATCAATAGTTAGTGGTGTTGGTATGCAATTAGTAACTCAAATACCTGAAAACAAACCTGAGTTTGATGGTAGGTTTTTTGTAAAAATTTTAAATGATATAAATTTACAAAACAATGTTTTAGCTTATAGCGGTGATTCTAATGATTGGACAGTTATAAACGCTTTACAATCTTATTACATACATTATGAAGCTATAGATAATGGGTCTGCTCCTGTGGCAAACCAAACTCACGATCCAACTCCTGGTACTACAGAGTTAATAAATGCTAAAGGAACTGGTGCGACCGCAACGTATCATTTTCTACCTAAAGGAAACACGTTAAGTCAAGTACAGTCTTACAACAATGGTAATGTTGGAGGTTGGTTAGGAGGTGACCAAGACGATCGTAAAGAAGCTGTTGCTCAATGGTGGGCAGCTTGGGGATATGGTTGGTTTATTGATAGTGCTATAACAGCAAATGAAGACGCTGATACCGTTGAGTTAATGACAAACAATAATGACCAAGCTACGTACACAGATATAGCTGATGGAACACATGGTATATTTGATTTACCGGCAAATAACTTTGATGATGGTGGTACTGGTATAACTGGAGTAGGTAAAGGTTTGGCCTTAGGTTTTTCTGGTATTGGAGGTTCACCAAACACATACGCTCATAATTCTAATCCAGAAGATTTTAACGTAGGTGGAACAGTAAACGCTGACCAAGCTGCAATTGTTGACTTAATACAAACCGTTGGTACGCAGTTTAGGTTTATGGACGATCCAGATCAAAATGTATATACTATTAGAAATGTTAGTATTTTAGAAAATAGATACAACTACGATTCAAACAATGGTTTGTTTGGAGGTGCTTTTGAAGATGGTCCTAACAAGCGTAAGACTTGGAAGTTAATTGTAGAAGATGAAAATGGGTTTGGTATTGGTAATGCTAATGGTAACGGTAATAGTTATAATCCAACTGATTTTACAAATGACGACGGTACTTGGGGTAGTATAGCTTCTAGTTCAAATCCTGTTAGAATAGAATTTGTAGTACCATTTTTAGAAGATGGACAACAAGAGCCTACGCAAAATCCAGCTGTTTGGGAAACAGAACCAAAAGAAAATGTTGAGTTAGATATTTATTATGAGGCTACAGCTGCTATACCTTTAGATTTAAATTTAAAAACAAATGAGCAGTTTGCTAAATATGGTTCTGTTGCTGAAAATGAAAACACTAGCTTTGGTACAACTTTAACTGTTAAACAATGGAGTGATCAAACAGTAACGTTGAGCGCTCAAATACCTACAGCTGTAGCTGTTGGAGATATAATATCTTTTACGGCGCCTGATGGTGGTGTAACTAGACTAGAAGTTAAAACAGCTACTGCAGCTGCAACGACTTCTAAAATAGAGTTTGTTAACGAAACACATAGTAAAAAAGTAACACTACCTTATTTTAACTGTTACTCATTTCAAAATGGAGTAGAATCAAATAGAATAAGAGATGATTACAACGAGTTATATCTTAAAAACGGAGTAAAAGCATCTACTGTTTTAGCCAAGCATTATGAGGAAGAAAGGAGAGGCGCTGGTTTGATACACTCTGGTATATATAATTCCACAAGTGGTGTTAACGATCTTAATCAATTTTTACAAGCAGAACCAATAACCAAAGATTTAAACCCTAGACATGGTTCTATACAAGCTATTTTCAATAGAAACACAGATTTAGTTGCTATAACAGAAGACAAGTGTTTTAAAATATTAGCAAATAAAGACGCTTTATTTAATGCTGATGGTTCATCTCAGTTACTTGCTAAACAGAAAGTACTAGGGCAAACAACTCCTTTTGCAGGAGACTTTGGAACTATAAATCCAGAGTCTATAGCTCAAGATAATTACAGATCTTATTTTGTAGATAGAACTAGAGGTAAAGTATGTAGGTTGTCTATGGACGGTGTAACACCTATATCATCAGCTGGTATGCATGATTGGTTTGCTGATAACTTAAAAGTAAGTAGTTCTTCAGGTGTAAAAAATTCTATTGAAACAGTTTTTGGTAGCTTTGATTCTAAAAAAGGTTTATACAATGTTTCTATTAAACAGTTGGGCGAAACAGTAGAAGGTACTTACCAAGCCTCAACTGAAGCATACTATACATTAAGTTATAGCGAAATGGCTAAGGGTTGGGTTAGTTTTAAGTCTTTTTATCCAGAAACAGGGTTGAGTATAAATAATGATTATTATACCTTTAAAGATGGTGAGCTATGGAAACATCACTCTAATGAAACTAGAAATAATTTTTATGGCGTTCAGTATTATTCTGATATAACAACTATATTGAATGACCAACCAGGTTCTATAAAAAGTTTTAACACCATAAACTACGAAGGTACTCAAGCTAAAATAACACAAAATAAACTTACTACAAATACGCAAGATGCCGCTGGTAACAATGTTAGTAGAGCTGATGGTAAGTATTACAATATAAACACAAAAACAGGTTGGTACGTTGAGTCTTTTGAAACAAACGAGCAATCAGGAACTGTACACGAGTTTATAGAAAAAGAAGGTAAATGGTTTAATTACATTAGAGGAACAGCCACAACCCACGTTAATAGCGTTCTTGATTTATCTGTTACTTCTAGCAACTTAGATCAAAAAGAGTTTTCAGTACAAGGAATTGGTATTCCTTCAGCTGTGGCTACAGATAGTATAGATGCTAACGTATTTAAATTCAAAGTAAGTAATAACACAAGTACAACTTATAATCCAGACACAGAAAGAGACGGTAACACAGATGGTGCTGCAGATGGTGTTTGGGATTCAACAGCAGATTAATATGGCAAATTGGACAGTAACAAATTCTTCAATAGCAACATCGCAGGGAGCTACAGTTTCTGCTAACGTTGTTTTAACAATAACACCAAACGTAGGTTACACTATAAGTGCTTCTGATTTTAAAATAGGAGAAGCAACAGAAACATCTACAAACGTGTGGTCTGGTGGTAACGTAGACATAGGTATTAACACTGTTACCTTTGCAGATACTGGTGTAGCAGGAACGCCTAGCAACACGGTTACAGCTACTGTTGCTTTTGATTCTTTTACGATGCCTGGCTCTGATAAACAACTTTATATAGACATAGATGAAAAAGCTCCAGTTGTAAATGAAGATAGACCTTTTTGTATAAGAACAAAACACATGTCCGAGGTAAATGATGAAGGAGTTCTTAAACACGAAGTAACATATGCTACCGCTCCAACAGGTGTAACAACTACAAATAACGATCCAACTACACATAACCTTAAAAATGGAGAGGTAGAACATTTGCATCAAGGAACGGTAACCGAAGGTGTGTCATCGCCAGGAAGTCTTATTTTTTCTGTAGACTTTGATGCTAATGAAGTTTATGGTTATTATTATACTGCGGAGCCAACAATAGCAACGCTTAGTGGTCCTTACGCTAATTATTATACTTTTCAGTTTAGCAATCACGTTTATAATTCTAACAACGATCTTATTTTTGTTACAATAAAAGGTTACTACGATCCACCTGTAGGTGTAACAGGTCTTGATCCAGACCCGGGTTCTACTTCTGGCCAAATGTGTGAGTTAGGTCAATCAATAGATATAATTCATAACTTAAGACAAGACGCGTTAGAAGTTCCTGGCTCTGCTCCACAAGTAACAGATCTTATAGTTGACCAAAGTGTTATATCACAGTCTGGCGAAACTAGATCTGTAGACGTTATTGGAGACGCAACTGGTCAATGTGTCGTTAAGGTTGTTAGTTCTGATTCTAACAAAACATACACATTTACCGTATCTGATGGCGGTGGTGGTAGTGGTATTAGTGGTTCTTTTACCGCAGCGGCTACAGACACTGGTTCTATGACATTTGGAACAGTTGGTAACCCTCAGTTTTTTGTAAACTTTCCTGCTGTTAGTTCTACTACTTATTATGATTTTATCGTAACGCCAACATCACCAACTACAGCTACTAATAATGTTCCTACTGCAGCTAACGAATTACGTATATATCAATATCCTACTGTAGACGTTAGTTTAGGACTTCTTGACGGTGGTAATACTTTTACAGATGCTGATTTATTAGACGGCGATCCTAACACTACAGTTGTAATAACAGGACCTGGAGGAAGAAACCTTAATGGTTTTGATTCTCAAGATCCTATAGTTAAAGATTTTTCTTATACGATATTACCAGCTATGCTTTCTTCAGGAACTACACTTAACGTTAAAGGAACTTTAGACTTTAGTTTAGATAACAATATAAGAGTAACTAAAACAGATGGTATACCATCAGGTACTAGTTTTGATGTTGATAGCACGAGTGGTATAATAGCTGGGGCTACAATAAACTGGAGCGTACAAAAACAAGTGGTGTTTGCTGGGGAGTTTACAAGTATTACTGTTGGAAACTATGTAGCAGGAGAAGATGCTACGAATGTAGTAGAGACTCCTGAACCAAACGGAACAGACGTTGTTCCTGGTATGATTGTAACTAGCTCTGTAATAAACTCTAGAGATGGTATAACGGTTACAGAGGTGGAAGGTGGTCTTGTAACGTTAAGCCAAAGAGTAACTGTTAGAGAGTTAGATATTATTACGTTTACAGCAGCTGGAATAACTGTTAGTAGCGTTACAGACAGTAATACTTTAGTGGCATCGCAAACTATGCTTGGTACCTCGGATAATCTTGAGTTAACTTTTGGTGGTCAAGAATCTGATGTTACAGCCTCTGTTTCAGGTGTAACAGTAACTAAAGTTTCAAACGATATAATAATAGCAGGGCAATTTCAAGTGTCTTCTTTTCCTACGTCTAATACATCTGTAAGTTTAGACCTTAATAATCTAATAACAGTATCATAACATGCCAACAGTAACATTAACATTTACAAATAAAATAAACGAATCAGCTCAAGTAGGTGACACAGCTTATTATACTCCAACTACCGATGTAGGTGGTTTTAAAACTTCGTTAAAGGTTGATGAGGTTACAGAAAACACGTATGTAACAATTGGAACAATAAGATCTATAGCCGCTAATAGATTATCTATGATAGTAAACACTAGTTTAACAACGTCACAAATACCTACTACAAGTCACTTTATATTTTTCAGTAAAGACAATGCGGTAAATATGTCTAGTGTCTTAGGTTATTATGCTGAAGTAAAATTAAAAAACAACTCTACTACAGAATCAGAACTATTTAGCATAGGATGCGATGTTTTTGAAAGTAGTAAATAAAAGTAAAAAACTGTAACTATATACACTATAAAATATTAAATAAATAAATTATGCCTATATTCACAACAATGGCTTTAATATCTGGAGGCTTACAAGTAGCAAAAGCTATAAAAGGTGGGGCAGATAAAAGAAAAGCTAAAAAAGCAAATGAAGCTGCTAAGGTAGAAATGGACAAAGCTTTGGACAAGTATAGAAATATGGACACTAGTAATCCGTACTTGAACATGGAAAATACAATGGAAGACTTAACAGTAAATACACAAGCTGCAGACATGGCTGCTGAGCAAAACCAGGTTGGTATGGCTAATACTTTAAACAATATGAACCAAGCAGCTGGAGGATCTGGTATAGCAGCATTAGCACAAGCTATGGCTAACCAAAGTCAAATAGCTAATCAAAAAGCGTCAGCGTCTATAGCTACGCAAGAAAAACAAAATCAAGCAGCTGAGAGAAAAGAAGCTAGTAGAATACAAGATCTGGAAAGAGAAGGGGAAATACAATCGAGAAATTTAAAACAAAAAATAGCCGGAATGGAACTTAAGTTAGCCTCTGGAGATGTGCAAGGTACACAAGCACAAATGGATGCTGCAGACGCTAAAATATCAGAAGGTATAGAAGGAGCATTTACCGCGGCTGGTAACTATATGGGAGGAATATAAAACTATGGCAAAAAAGAATAGACCAACATTAAACGTCGACTTAGGTGGTGATCCTATACAGTCATATATAGACGCTAAGTATGCACAGCAAAATCCTACTCTTTGGGACACTGCTGCTGATATTAGTGGTGAAATTATGGGTGGCATGGTTGCTAATAGAGAAGCTAGACGTGTAGAAGAAGAAAATAATAAAAAAAGAATTGAGGCGTACCAAAATCAATTTTCAGAAAATATAGCTAAGATTACTGATAACGTTGGTGGTCTTGGGGAGGAGTATTATAACATAACTACAGAGCAAGCTAAAATATTACAAAACCAATATATGGAAGCTGTTAGAGCTGGTGATAAAGAAACTCAAACTACATTAAAAATGAAACTTCAAGGATTAGCTACTTCAGCTGGTTCGTTAAAAGAAAGTTTAGAAATAGCTGCTGAGTTAAAAAACGAAGGTTTGTTATCTGCTGGTAGAACAGAAGAAGAAATAAGGATAGCTACTGTATGTACAAACCCAGCAAACGCTATATATCAAGATGGTGCTTATGTTTTTAAAGACCCAGAAACAGGTCAAATATATACACAAGAAGATTTAGACAAATCATTAGGCCAAGTAGACGAAGTAACATCTAAAGCTTATCTAGAGTATGAGTTTGGTCAAAACGAAGCTGGTATGAATTATGTAAATGGTACTGGCGCCGACTTTAATTTTGATAGAGTTAAAACTAGTATTGGAGATAACTTTATAAAAGAAGATAACATTATGTCTATAATGCATGATGATTTTAGAAAGGCTGGAGAAAAGAATACTTTTAAAAACCATTTGGCTGAGTACTTAGAACAAATGCCAGATTACTATAAAGCATTTAACATAAGTGTAGATGGAGACGATATACCAGGAAATAGTGAAGAAGATAAAGCAGCTTTGATAAAAGCTATAACAGATAAGACGGATAGTAATTATAATTTTAACATGTCTAAGGATATTTTAGCTGATTACTTAGCTAGACAATCTCAAGAAAAATTTTATGGAGAACACCCTACTGGAAAAAGTATTGAAGAAAGAAAAGCAATGACACCAGACCCGGGTGAAAGTGAAAAAATGTTTCTTGCTAGAGGTGGTATATTAGGAGAGTTAACTAAGAAAGGTATTGTATGGAACGAAGAAACAATGTCGTGGACAGACGTAGCGTATGACTCAGACGTAGCGTTTCAAAAGTGGAAAGATTCTCAAAAGAAAAAACGATAATAAATGATATCTGAAAAAGAAGCTTTAGAAATAATTCAATGGGGTAAAACACAAGGTTATAGTGAACAACAATCTATAGACCTAGTTAATAGACGTGATCATGAACTTAGAGTTGAAGCTGAAAGAAGAAGAATAAGAAGACTAAGAAGGGAAGCTGAGAAAAAACGTAAGGAGCTTGAGAAACAACTTATGGAAAACGTTCAAACAAATTTAGATACTAAAAAAAGAGTATTTACCCTTCCAAAATTTGATCATCAAAAAGACGATGGTACAGGCGAGCAATACGAGTATACTTATGAAAACGGAGAGTGGTATTTTAACCAAGAACAAGTAAACAAAAAAGGAAAAGTACGTGTTAGAGATCTTAGTGATAAAGTAGCTGATAAGTTAAATAAAAAGTATATCGAAGATAACGATAGGTCTAACATAAAAGACTTTGATAAGATAACCTCTTTAGGGGCTACATGGACTAATGAAGATGGAGAGCCAGAAAAATATAAAGACAATATATTAGATTATAGAGATGACGATGAGGTTGCTGGCGTTTTAAATAGAGAATACGGAGACGATTTTGAGTTTTTTGATTCTGGTAACGATAAGATAACAGCTAGGAGTAAATCAACAGGAGAAGAATATGAGTTTGAAACTAATTTTGTAGACTGGAATCCTTTTTCTGATGAAAATGAATTAACATCTGGTATAAAATTGGTAGAGTGGATGAAAGACCAAAAGTTTGGTGATATGCATTGGGAGTCCATCGCTGATTATAGGGCTATTAAAAATGATGATGGAGAGCTAGAGTGGCGTTATGTTAATAGTGATGGAGATGATATAGGTAAGGTTGAATCAACTTCTGTATTAGAAGAATTAAACACTAAATATCCAAACGAGCTAAATGAGTTTAAAAGACGTTTAGGTGGAGAAAATGACTTTAAACCAATCGATGGTACTTGGCATTATAGAAACGCAAACGGAGAGTTTGTAGAAGCGCCTTCTGATATACAGAACGAGATGACTACTATTTATGGCCAAGCCTCAGAACTACCTGATGACGGTAAAATATATGAGCATGGTTTAGTTCCGCTTGAAATAATTGAAAACAAAAACACAATTGAAAACGAATATGAGAGAGTAAGCAACATGTCTCTCGATGATTATTACAAAAATATTTGGTACCCACAAAATTACACGGATGGATTTTCGTTTAAAAACGTTATGCAAAACGCTAAGTTTTTAACAGATTTAAAAGAAGGTAATATATTCTCAAGAGAATTTGGTACTAGTGAAGTTGTTAAAGAAGATTTTGAAGCTTATAAAAATAAATATAAAGTAGCTTTAGACAACTCAAATAAAATTCTTGAAGAAGAGGAGACTGCTAAAGTTAAATATCCAGAGGTAGTAACGCTAAATGATGAATATTTAGATTTACAAACAAAGTATTTTGAATCTGATAGGCTTATAAATACTGATACTGATGATGGATCTTTTCAAGAAAGTGATAAAGCTAGAATGCTTGAAGTACAACCTGAGTGGACTAAGTTTTACGATGATTCAAGTTTTGAAGGTTGGGAAGATTTAGATTTAAATGATTTTAACGAGTATGTTAAAGATCAAGTTGAAAACGGACTTTTTAAAAATTTAGAAATTACCACTTTTGCAAATGTTAGTACGGAAGAAAATGAAGACGGAGCAGAGAGCGCTCAATTAAAATTTGATAGAGATAAAGGTAAATGGTTTTGGTCTGGAGGAGGAGGTGAATATGATTTTGATATTGAATCAGAAGAAGGATTAGGAGGTATTAGAACTATAGACAGACTTAAATCTCAAGTTTTAACAAATTATCTAAATGAAAAAATCAGCAAAAACATGGAGCAGGTCGATATTTACGATCAAGCTGGTGTTTTTGATAATTTAAACTTACTAGATGAGTACTCTCAAAATGTAGCTAAACTAGATGAACTTTCAAAACCATTAGTTGAAGAGTACGAAAAACTAAAAAATGATATTGATAACGGCACAGTAAAAAATAGTCAAGAAAATATAAATAAATTAAACGATTTAATTACAACTATAAACACTTATTCTAATGCTGCTGACACATATATAGAAAGTTATAATAATATAGCTAACGATGAAACTTTTAAAATTCTTTCTAACAACTATAAAGGTCTTATTAATAGAACCGCTACGCTTAGTAAAAATTTTACAACCTTAACAACCCGTGACACAGACATTATAAGTAGAATAGCTGGAGCAGATTATAGAGAAAGACTTGCTGAGCAAGAAAGATTAATTAAAGCAGAACGAGGTCATTTAGGTTGGCAGTCAGCTAGTATAGCAGAAGGGCTGTGGAGTACTTTTGTTAATGGAGTTAGCGGTGTAGCTGGTTTAATGGAAGCTTATGTTCCAGAGCTTTGGTCAGACACTGATCCTAAAACAAAGTCACAAATAATGAATAAATATTCAATGATAGCTGAAAATCTTACTTTTGACGCTGTGGCTAACGGTGAGATGATAGACCCTGAAACTGGTGATTTAAATTGGTCTGCTGTTCCTTCTCAAGTAGCGCCTATTGTTTTAGACATGTATTTGATGACTCAATCAGGTGGTGCGCTTGGAGCTACAAAAACAGCACTTGTAGGCGGTACTAGAAGAGTAGTATCTAAAACTGGACAGGCTTTAAATTTAACTAACAAGACTCTTCCTAAGTTTATGAGCACTTCTTCTACGATAAAAAGAAGAATAGGTAAAATATCTGATAAATTAGATTTAGTAAATAGAGGTAATCAGTTTACTGGTGGTATGATGATTATGCTACCTAAGAATATTCAAGAAAGTGTTTTGCAAGTTGATGAAGATTTTACTTACGAAGATGCATTAAGGTCCGCTATGTACAAAACAGTTACAGAGTCTGCCATTGAAATGATAAACCCAGACGTTAGGTTTATAAAAGGTATGAATAAGTTTAAAAATTCACCTGGGTTTGGAAACATGAGAAACTGGAACCCAAACTTAAAGGGTTTTGCTGATAATGGTAAAAAAATGTTGGATATATTTTATCAGAATTTAAAAAATGTTCCACAAGAACTACTAGAAGAAAATCTTCAAGAGACCGCTAACATGTTGTGGAACGGTTATTATAACAAAAATAACAACACAGACTTCCATATACCAACAGCTGAAGATTATAAAGCTTTAAACGTATTGACACCATTATCTGTATTAACTGCTGGATTTATTAGAACTCGTGGTTTTAGAAACAACAAACCTAATGCTGCTATGTATCAAGCTGCTATAGAAAACTTAGACGAGTTTAAATCAGAGATGCTTAAAGAAGTAGAAAGATTTAGAACTACAGATGGTACAAGAGGTTTAGATCCAAAAGACTATAGTAACATAATGCGAGACCTTGACGCTTTCGTTGCTATTAAAAATAAAATAGACATAGACGAGTATAACGACATGACAATAGCGGAAAGAACTGACATGTTAAGTCTTATGTATACACAGGAAGAGTTAATAAAAAAGATTAACGAAGAAAAAGATCCTAAAAGAAAAACTAAGTTAGAAAAAGATTTAAAAAATATAAAAATAGATTTACAAAAGGTAGCTAACTCAGTTTCAACAGGCGTTACAACTAGACAACAAGATCTTTTAGAACTTGAAATTTTAAAGAAAAAAGCACAGTGGAAAAGATCAGAAAGAAATTCTGAACAAAGAAAAAAATTAAAGAAAGAAATAGCAAAAGATCTTAAAAAAAGAAATGAACTAAGAGAAAACGCTGCTAAATTTCAGTTTAACGGCAAGTCATATAATTCAGCTAAATCTTTTTTAGATGCTATAACCAAAGCAGAGCAAAACGGTTATTTTGACAATGTAAACAATAGGCCAAACATACGTATTGGTAATAAGGTTTCTACTCAAATGACTGAGTACTTAGTTAATAAAATAGAAAACTTAACAGGTTCTGAAAGATTTAATAAGTCTGAAGTTTTAATGAAATCTAACGACGCTATAGAAGCAGAAGAGTTTATTTCTAAAAAAGAAAACGTAGGTAAAACAATTGAACAGTATCAACAAGAGCTAGATCAAGAACAAGATAAAGCCGCTGTAGATGTTAACAAGTTAAACGATCTTAGAAACGCAATAAAATATTTAGACCTACAAAATAGAGGTTATCAAAATAACAAATTTGCAGGAGGTATGGTAATGCAGGGCAGACAAAATAAAGCTGTCATGGATATTAACCAACAAAGGTTTCAAGATAGAGTAGATGCTGTTAAGAAAATTACAGACGAAGCTGGTTTACAAACAATTATTTGGAACGCTGATACTATAAAGTCTCAAGAGGGCGCTGGTATTCCTAGAGGAGCTCACAGACAAAACGCTTTTATTGCTGAAACAAGAAATCCTGAAACTGGTAAAATAGAACCTGTTATAGTTCTTAATTCTACTGTTGCTTTAAATAAAAAGTCATTTACAGCTGTAACCCACGAGTTATTGCATATTCTTTTGTTTTCAACGTTTAACGGTCCAGTAAGAGTTGTAGATGGTTATAAAGTTAGAATAACACAAAAAGGTGTAGATTTAATAAAAGGATTTTTAGACTTATTAACACCAGATCAAAAAAGAAAATTAGAAAACGAGCTTGAAATAAGAGGTTATAAACATGAGGAAAATCCAGACGGTTCAATAAATAGAAACAAACCACTACCGTTTGAAGCTTACGCCGAAGAGTATATAAACCACTATCACGATTTAGTTGTTAATGAAACTGATCCAAACAGAAGAATACCATTAAACGAGGCTGACACAAGAGGTGTGTTAAAAAGAATTGGAGATTATTTTAAAAGCTTTTTTGTACAAGAAACAAACGAAAGTTTAGGTAGTATACTAGATGGTAATTTAGATACACCTCAACAAGTGTTAGACTTTATGAGAGAGTTTAACAGGCAAGCTATACAAAATAATTTTGATGAAAAATTAATTGAACGAGCTGTACAAAGTAAAGATTTTTATGGTGATATAGCAATGGAAGAAGATGAGTCTTTAACTCCTTATTCTAGAGCTGAACAAGATTTTGAAAAAGATTTTACACAGCAAGAACGAACAGATTTAGCTGCAAAAACAAACGAAATTTATAGTGATCCTAACTTAACTCTTGATGAAAAAGCTTTTGCTATAGCAGAGTCTTATGGTGGCATGGCGGTAAAAAGAATTAACATTGCTAAAAACAACGCGCCTGGACAAGTTAAAGACTTGTTTGATATATACAGGGACGATATGATAGCTCAATTAACTTATGACCCTGGTGATCCTGATACAAAATCTAGAAACGTTCTTGGTTTAGTAAAAGATTATCCTGCGTATGTTGCTAAGCAAGAAGAAGCTGGTTTAAAAGTAGCTCCATTGTCTGGTTATATTAATAGATGGTTTAAAGTTAGAGCTTATGAAGTATTTAAAGAGTTAACTAAAGACAAGGGTTTTAAAAAAGCTATGGACGATGCCATGAACGAGGTGTCACAAATGGAGGCCCAAGAGTCTCAACAAAGAACTGAAAGTCAAATTAAATCAGGTAGAATAATAATAAGTGATAGAATTATTAATGAAGACCCTACAAACAAAGGTAAAATAAATCGTATTAATAATTACAATCAAAACATAACAAACCAGGTAAATCAAAACCCTAAAATATACGAAGGCAAAACGTATAAAACTTTAAAAGATTTAGATGTTAGAGGTACGGTAAGTATTATGATGTTTGATCCTAACGCTGTTTATGTAGATGATGGTAGCCCTGTTTGGCGAAGACCAAAAATGCAAAAATTATTAGGAACATCTATACTAGATTCTATAGTCAAAAAAATAAAAAATAACGACAATCTTAACCAACAAGATATAAAAGCGTTACAAATGTTTGTAAGTAAACATAAAGAAACGCTTTGGGCAGGTATGCCACAAGGTTTTATGACTAACGAAAAAGGAAGACCTACGACAGCAACAGGTGTTCAAAAAGTTTTATTAGAGCCTTTTTATGACAAGGGAAAAAGAACTGGAAATTTAACTCCACAACGTAAAAAAGCTTCAAGGCCTAATAATTTCTTAGAAGTGTTTGGTATCACACCTACCGGAGAAGTAAATATAGTTGGTAAAGAAAGTAATGTTAGCCAAAGAGTAAAAGCTCTAGTAGATCAGTTCGGTAAAACAATGACTAACCAACAAGTTAGAAAAACATTGTTTGACAACGGTGCAGATCCAGAAGTTATAAATAGAATAGCTAACGGTAAATCTGTTATGGTATACTCTAGAGATATAGCGCAAGGAGATGTTAATCCAGAAACTAATAATATAGAACCTGGTTTTGCTACTCTAGAAGCTCAAAGAGTTAGTGAAGCTATAAGAATGTATCATACAGATAGAAAGTCTTATGACTTTTTAAAAGAGTTAGACCCTGTGTTTATAGGTGTTGTTGAAGATATGTTTATAAATCCAAATCCTAACTTAGGACAAGGATTAAACTATGTACCTTCTATTATGTTAGATAAATACACGCCTAAAGAGTTTTTGAAAAATAACTTTAAGGGCAAGTCTTATATAGGTCCAAAACTTTTTGACACTAAAAGGCCTAATAAAATAGGAGAGTATCAAGAAAAGTATGTTGAAGAAGCTGTTGCTTTTGGCCTTACATTTCACCCTAGTTTTGATTTTCAAACATTGAAATTTTTATTAGGTTTTAAAATTGGAAAAACTATAAATCCAAATTTATACGAAAGTCAACTAGAACAAATTAAAAATAGAGTTTTTACACAAGAACAAATACAAGCTGAAGAACAATTTATGATAGAAAATGGACTAGACCCTAATATTATAGGTCAGTCTATTAAAATGATAAATTCTAGCGAGGTTGCTAATATGCTTAATGATATTTCTACTCAACCTAATTTAGAAGCAAAAGAAGCTAAGCTAAAAGAGTATAGATCTAGGTTACAAGAAATAAATAAAGCTAACGAAAACGCTATGAAATACATTTCGTTAAAAATGAAACAAGCTTATAATGATAGCAAAATTATATCACCTCATTTTGTTTATTTTAACGGTCAAATACAAACAAACATAATTGAAGGTACTAGGTCTTTAAGTACTTTTGAATATATGTACTTAACTAATGAGCAACAAGTACCTCTTGTTAAGAACAAAAAAGGTAAAATAAAATTACTTAAAAAACCTAAAAAAGGAAAAGAACAATCTAACGTTGATTATTATTCTAGTAACGCGTGGAACGATTACATTGCAGCATGGAAAAAAGTAGGTGAGTGGCAAGAAAGATATGATGTTAACTCTAACACTGTTACCGAAAAAGAAATTAAACTTGCTGGTTCTAAAAAAGCAGCGGTTGAAGTTGCTACAATAAATGATTTGAATTGGAAAAATGAGCATGTCGGAGCATCTGCTACTACACACGCCGAAAGAACTTCTTATGTGTTTTCAAATGGAAAGTCTGTAGATTTACAAATTTTAGGTCACGACCATAGGTCAGCTTGGGTTCCTAAATATTTAGCAGATAAATATTTTGATGCTAAAATAAAAATAGGGGCAAAGCTTGTGGACAATAAAACTAGTTACGAAGGACCAATGAGAATGACTAAGTTTGGTAGAGGTAAGTCTTCAAACATATTCCATGTAGACGGTTTAAAGCTTGCTCCTTATTTAACTAAAATAGAAGATGTGTCTGCAATTGTAGAAAACATAAGAAGACTAACTGATGCTCAAGCTAAAGACGATAAAATTATAACTAAAGCTGTTCAACTTAGTAGAACAATTAATGAGGACACACCGTCAAGAGGTATGTCAGCTTTTGACTTTGACGAAACGTTAATCGATAAAGGTGAAAATACTATTATAGCAACTAAAGGTAATGATGTTGTAGAAATTAGTTCTGGTAATTGGCCTTTAGACGGGCCTAGATATGCGGCTGAAGGTTATGATTTTGATTTTAGCGACTTTATAAATGTTAAAGGTGGTGTTGAAGGACCGTTAATGCAAAAGTTTAGAAACAGAATAGCTAAGTATGGTATTGAAAATAATTACATACTTACAGCTAGACCGGCAGAAGCAGCACCAGCTATTAAAGCTTGGTTAGAAACACAAGGTATAGACATGCCTTTAGAAAATATTACTGGTTTAGGTAATAGTACTGGAGAGGCAAAAGCTATGTGGATAGCGGAAAAGTTTTCTGAGGGCTATAACGATATATATTTTGTTGACGATGCTTTACCTAACGTAGAGGCTGTAGCTAATATGTTAGATCAGTTAGATATAAAAGGTAGTTCTGTACAGGCTAGAATTAATTTTAGTAGAGATATATCTCCAGAGTTTAGTAGAACTATAGAGTCACAAACGTCTGATCAGCTAGATTTAAACAGAATAATAGAACAAACTACGGGCGAGCAAGCAGAAAAAAGATATTCTGAGGCTCAAGCAAAAGTTAGAGGTAGTAAAAAAGGTAAATGGTCTTTCTTTGTACCACCTTCTGCTGAAGACTTTAAAGGTTTACTTTATAGATTAGTTGGTAAGGGTAGAATAGGAGAACAGCACATGGCTTTCTTTAAAAAGACATTATTAGATCCTTTTGCTAGAGCTATAACAAATATAAACAGATCTACTCAACAAGTGCAAGATGCTTATAGACAGTTATTAAAAGCCTTTCCTGACGTTAAAAAAGATTTAAATAGAAAGATTAAAGACTTTGAAGGTGCTGAAAATCTTGATTTTACAGTTGACAATGCTGTAAGAGTTTATTTATGGAACAAATCTGGTTTTGAAATACCTGGTTTGTCACAAAGAGATAAGGCTGCGCTTGTTAGTTTTGTAAATTCTGACCCTGAGTTAAAAGCTTTTGCAGATCAATTAAGCACTTTAGTTAATCAACCTATGCCTTACACACCACCAAGTGAATATTGGTTAGCAGAAACAATACAAAGTGATTTACAGACTTTAAACAATGAGATAACTAGAGATATGCATTTAGCTGAGTTTAAACAAAACAGAGCTAAAATGTTTGGAGAGTGGCAGGGCGATAGACTTGTTGGAGAAAACATGAATAAACTAGAGGCTATATACGGTACAAGATTTAGAGAAGCGCTAGAAGACATGTTATATCGTATGGAGTACGGTAGAAAAAGAGAACAAGGTACTAATAGACTTGTTAATGCTTTTAATAACTGGGCTAATCAGTCAGTTGGTGCTATCATGTTCTTTAACATGAGATCAGCTTTGTTACAAACTATATCATCTGTAAACTTTATAAATTGGTCAGACAACAACCCATTAAAAGCTGCTATGGCATTTGCTAATCAAAGGCAATTTTGGGCGGACTTTAGTATGATATTTAATTCTGACATGTTAAAACAAAGGCGTGCTGGTAACCAAAGAGGTATTAACGAAGCAGAGCTTGCAGCGGCTGTAGCTGGTAGTGATAACAAAGCTAAAGCAGCATTAAACTGGTTATTAACAAAAGGATTTTTACCTACACAAATAGCTGATAGTTTTGCTATTGCTAGTGGTGGTGCTACGTTTTATAGAAACAGAGTTAACTCATATTTAAAACAAGGTTTAACACAACAAGAGGCAGAGGCAAAAGCGTTTAAAGACTTTCAAGAAGTAACTGAAGAGTCACAGCAGTCTTCAAGACCTGATTTAATATCTCAACAACAAGCTTCGCCACTTGGTAGGTATATATTAGCATTTAAAAACACACCTATGCAGTATGCTAGGCTTATGAAAAAAGCATGGTTAGATATTGCTAATGGTAGAGGTGATTTTAAAACAAACCTTAGTAAAATAATTTACTACGGTATGGTACAAAACTTAATATTTAACGGTTTACAAGCTGCATTAGGAGCACTTATAGGAGCAGACGACGAAGAAGAAGAGTCTAATAAACAAGAAAGAATTATAAATGGTATGATTGATTCTGTACTTGGTGGTTTAGGTTTTGGAGGAAATGCAGTTGTAGCTATTAAAAACACTGTAAGAGAATATTTAAAACAAAAAGATAAAAAATGGGGAGCTGATCATACTTACACAATGTTGCAATTAGTAGGTTTTTCACCAACAGTAGGTTCTAAACTTAGAAAAATATACTCTGGTATACAAACAGAAAAGTTTAATGAAGATGTAATAAAAGAAATGAGCCTGTTAGACATAGATAACCCTGTATATAGCGCTTTAGCCAACGTAATTTCTGGTTTGACTAACATACCTTTAGATAGGTTAGTTAAAAAAGTAGACAATGTGGATGCCGCTATAACAGAAGATATAACAATGGCTGAAAGGCTAGCACTATTATTAGGTTGGAACACATGGGATTTAGGTATTGAAGACCAAGATATAATAGCCGTTGAGGAAGAAATAAAAGAGAAAAAAGATAAAGAAAGAAAAGAAAAACAAGAAAGAAAAAAAGTTGAAGATAAAAAAATAAAAGAGGAAGAAAACAAATTAAAAGAAGAAGAAAATAAAAAGAAAAACGACGGTAGGTGCATTGCAATAAGCAGAGGAGGAACTAGGTGTAAAAACGAAGCTGTAGCAGGTAATTATTGTACCATACATACTAAAGTAGAACAAGGTACAGTAGAAGTTCAGTGTAGTAAAATTAAATCTAACGGTGAGAGATGCAAAATGAAAACCAAGGCTAAGAGTGGTTTATGTTATTATCACGATTAAAAATAGCGAAAAACAAGTAATCTTATAAAAATAAAGTACACTAAAAAATGGCAAAAGAATTAAATGAAGATACTAGCTTTAAAATAAGTATTAAAACACTAGGTGGTATAGCTGCTTTAATAGCTACACTTGTGGGCATGTGGTTTACATTACAAGCTGATATTGCTGAGGCAAAAGAGCTACCAGCACCACCAGATCCTGAAGTTACACGTATGGAGTTTGACATGAAAGATCAAATGATACGACAAACTATCATGACTACACAAGACGACGTTAAAGAAATTAAAAAGTCTATTGAAAAAATAGAAGAAAAACTTTACGAATAATGGAAGAAACTAAAACACCTTGGAGCGTATATGTAGTTTACATGCTAGTATTAATATTTATGATGGTAGCAGGTACAGTTAAAGGTCAAAATATTTGTAAGACAGATGTGTGCGTAGTTGAGTTTAATGCTGGTTGGAACAAAGCTAACAGTGTAGACTGGTTAAACAAGTTAAATGATTGCGGCGTAAAAAGAATAAATATAGACGAGGGCGACTGGCAAAAGAAATATAATATAGTTGTAGTACCTACAATTATAATTTTTAACGGTGAAGAAGTAAAACGTTATCAAGCAGATCTTAGTTTTACTATGTCTGCTACAAGAAAAGAAGTACAAGAAGAAGTTGATGAATTAATAATGAGTGACTTTTAAAATGAAAAAAATATTAATATTACTTTTATTACCTATATTAACTTTTGCACAAAAAGAAGTTGTTATACATATTAAAACAGATGGTTATCCTAGTGAAACAAGATGGATATTATACGACTCTGTTTATCAAGGCGACACTATAGATTACGTAGACTATGGTCATTATACACAACCCAACTTTATGCATAGAGATACTTTATATATCGATAGCGTAGAAAATATATCGTTTGTAATATACGATAGTTATGGAGATGGTATTGTAAATGGAGAGTATTACGTTACTATATGTGGTGATACTGTAGTTGATTATCCCGTTAGTACTTTTACTAGTGGTCTGATACATAACAGAACCGTGCCACAATGCATGCCACAACCTCCACCACCTGGTCAATGTGTACCAGCTATGGTGAATATAAACTTAGATCAATTTACTAGTGAAACTAGTTGGGAAATAACAGATACAATGGGTAATTTGATAGCAGCAGGAGGCCCATATCCAAACGCTCCTGATTATCAACCACAACATATTCCAGTTTGCCTACCTACAGGTGTTTTAAGGTTTACGATATTTGATACGTACGGAGACGGTTTAGCTGGAAGCCAGTGGGGTGGAAACGATGGTTCGTATTATGTAATGCAATGTGGCGATACCTTGGTGTTTGG